CGGCCGCGGCGCGTATCTGATAGATTATCCGTGCCGCTGCAGCTGCAGATGTTGCCGGCGGAAATGTTGCCGCTGGAACAGAGCGGCACCGCAGCGAATGGCAATGCCATCCGGCAGGGCATCGAATTCGACCGGATCGGGCGTCGTGTCGCGTATCACTTCCTTCGCCGCCACCCCGGCGACAGCACGGAGCCGGGCCTTGCGGGTGAAGTGGTGCGCGTCCCCGCCTCCGAGGTGATCCATGTCATCGACCCGGTGGAGGGTGGTCAGCTGCGCGGCGTCTCGAAACTCGCGCCCGCCTTCGTCAAGCTGTTCCTGCTCGATCAGTATGACGATGCCGAGCTCGACCGAAAGAAAGTCGCGGCGATGTATGCGATGTTCGTGACATCGCCCGCGCCGGAGAACCCGCTCGCGCCGCCGGAGGATGAGGATCCGGGCGGCGTCGAGATCAGCCCGGGCCAGGTGGTGCGACTCGATCCCGGCGAGGATGTCACCGTGGGCCAGCCTGCCGACAGCGGCGGGACCTACGAGCCTTTCCAGTACCGGACCTTGCTGCAAATCTCAGCCGCACTTGGCATCCCCTATCCCTATCTCGCCAATGATATGGTGAAGGGCAATTTCTCGAACTCGCGCCTGGCGCTGATCGAGTTCCGCCGCCGCGTCTCGGCTTGGCAGCATTCGGTCATGGTGTATCAGCTGTGTCGCCCCGTCTATGCCCGCTGGATGGATGCGGCAGTGCTGTCGGGTGCGTTTTCGCTGCCGGATTACGAGGCCAGTCGCGCGCGGCTGCTCACCGCCGACTGGCTGCCTACGAAATGGGACTGGGTTGATCCGCTGAAGGATGCCAATGCCGAGATCGCCCAGATCGAGGCAGGCCTCAAATCCCGCACCCAGGCCATCGCCGAGCGCGGCTATGACGCCGAGCAGGTTGATCGCGAGATCGCCGCGGAACATGCACGCGAGCGGGCACTGGGCTTGGATTTCCGCCGGCCGGGATCGCCGGCTCAGGGCGCGGCGGAAATTCCGGGTGAAAACGCGGACCATGACGCGACCAGCAGTGACGACGCAGACGACACCGCGGAGGACCGACCGCGCGAAAACGAGGACCATCCCTGATGCTTCATGCCCGTATTGCCGCGCGTGCCTTCAACACGCCGCTGCTGGTCGAGCCTGCCAAGGCGATGGCGTTCCTATCGGGGCTTGGGCCGCGCATTCTCGGCCGTCGGGTCGAACTGGCCGAGTACGACAGCACGGCCGACGTGCCCGGTACCGCTGCTCTCCCCGCCCGCGCCAGTATTCTCGCCGGAAACCTAGCTGAGCACCTGCGCCAGCAAGGCGATGCGCCCTTCCCGGTCATGGATGGCATCGCCGTGATCGAAATCTCCGGGGTGCTGATTCATCGCGGCGGCTGGATCGGTGAATCGTCGGGCCAGACCAGTTACGAGGGGCTCGCGGCGCAGATCGAGGCGGCGGCCAGCGACCCGTCCGTGCACGGGGTCGCGCTGGAGATCGACAGCTTCGGGGGCGAGGTGGCTGGCGTCTTCGATCTAGCCGACCGCATCCGCGCGTTACGCCGCGACAAACCGGTCTGGGCCTTTGTCGCCGAGCACGCGTTCTCGGCCGGATACGCGCTGGCCTCCCAGGCGGACCGCATCCTGTTGCCGTGCACCGGTTCGCTGGGCAGTATCGGCGTTGTCGTGATGCATGCCGATCTGAGCGGCAAGCTCGACCAAGACGGCGTGCAGGTCACCCTGATCCATTCCGGCCAGCACAAGGTGGACGGCAACCCCTACGCCCCGTTGGCCAGTGATGTGCAGGACGAAATCCAGCGCGAGATCGACGTGCTGCGGTTTTTGTTCGCTGAGACCGTCGCCGCCGGGCGGGCCGGGCGGCTCAGCCAAGAGGCTGCGCTGGCCACCGAAGCCGCCACATATCGCGGCGCCGACGCCGTCGCGGCGGGTCTGGCGGATGAAGTGACCGACCTTGCTCACGGCTTTGCCGCCTTCCGGCAGATGCTCACCAACCCGGCACCCCACGCGTTGGCACGCGCCCGGCATTCATCCCCGATCCACGCCACAACCCCGATCCAATCCCGAAAGGAGACCGCCATGGCCCATGCGCCCGACCAGGAGACCACGCCGCAGGATGAGGAGACCCGTGATGCGCAACGGGAGAATGCACGCGAAACGGCAATCGACACTCCCACTCAAGACGCATCCCCCGAGGCCAGCAGCGCAGTGGCTGCAATCGTACCACCCGCTACGTCTGCATCCTCCGACACTGCCAGTGCCAAACCCGCACCCAAAGCCGCATCGCCGCCTGCAATCGCACCGGCATCACAAGCGCCCGCCGCGCAGCCGGGCAATCTGGCCGAGGTCTCGTCGCGGCTGCGCCAGGAGGCGGCGGAAATCACCGAGATCGCGGCGCAGGCCGGGCGACTCGGCATTAAAATCGACGCGGCGAAAGCCCTGCGCGAGGGGACCACGCCCGAGGCGCTGCGCAGCCTCGTCCTCGAACGCGCCAGTGCTGCCGCCGATGCGCGCGATATAGTGGCGGCCCTGCCCGCGCAGGCCCTGCCACAGGCGACGGAAAGCCCCCTCATCGCGGCGGCAAAGCGGGACGCAGCCGCGGGCCGGGGTAACTGACGCCCGGCCCCGCGCCTCGCCCGACCTCCCGACACACCACAGCCCCGAAGATCCCCCGCCGCACTACCCCGGCGGGGGATGTCTTCCTCATGGCTCTGAAGGATCCCCGACATGACTGTCCTGACCCAACCGCCCACCATGGGCGATGTCCTCAAATACGAGGTCAATCCCAACTACACCCGCGAGACCGTCACGCTGCTCTCCGGCACCGCCTATCCCGTGGGATCGGTGCTGGGGCGCGTCACCGCCAGCGGCAAGTACAAGCTTGCCACGTCGGGCGGCACGGACGGCACACAGACCGCCGGGGCCGTGCTGCTCTACGCGGTCGACGCCACCCTGTCCGATGCGGTCGGGATCGTCATCGTGCGCGGTCCCGCGATCGTGTCACGCGCGGCACTGGCCTATGATGGCACCGTCGATGACGCGGCCAAGATCACCACCAAGATCGGCCAGCTGGCCACCCTCGGGATCATCGCCCGCGACACCGCCTGATCGAACCGCGAGCACCGCTCGATGCGCCGTCCCTGTTTCCCGTCCCACATTCCCCGGAGTTTTCCATGACCCTCACCCGCAACCCCTTCGACGCGGGCGGCTATTCGCTCGCCGAGATGACGCAGGCCATCAACATCCTGCCCAACCTCTACACCCGCCTCGGCCAGATCGGCCTCTTTCGCTTCTAGGGCGTCACCCAACGCTCCATCGTCATCGAGCAGCGCGAGGGCGTTCTCAGCCTGCTGCCCTCGGTTCCGCTGGGCGCCCCGGCCACGGTCGGCGACCGCGAGCAGCGCTCGATGCGCAGCTTCGCGCTGCCCTGGATCCCGCATGATGACGTCATCCTGCCTGCCGATATCCAGGGCATGCCCGCGCTGGGCGTCTCGGATGCCGCCGATCCGCTGGTCGAGGTGATGAACCGCAAGCTGACGCTGATGCGCCGCAAGCATGCCCAGACCCGCGAATACATGGAGATGAACGCGCTGCGCGGCATCGTGAAGGACGGCGCCGGCACCACGCTTTACGACTACTTCACGGAGTTCGGGATCACGCAGATCTCAGTCGACTTCCTGTTCGGCACGGCCGGCACCAATATCCAGGGCAAGGTGCGCACCACCCTGCGCGGGATCGAAGACAATTTGCTGGGCGAGACCATGACCACAGCCCATGCGCTGGTCAGCTCCGAGTTCTTCGACAAGCTGATCAGCCATCCCAAGACCGAGGACGCCTACAAGTTCTACTCGGCCACCGGCGGCCAGCCGCTGCGCGAGGACATGCGCCGCGCCTTTCCCTTCGCGGGCATCCTCTTCGAGGAATACAACGGCTCGGTCACGCTTTCCAACGGCACTTCGGAGCGGCTGATCCCCGCGGGTGAGGGCATCGCCTTTCCGCTCGGCACGTTTGATACCTTCACCACCTATGGCGGACCGGCCAACCTGCTGGAGACCGCCAACACCGTGGGCCTGCCGCTC